CTATTATTAACAAATCTAAAAGAATCTATAAAACCTTTTAAATGTTCCTTAGTATCTCCTGCGGTAGCAATACGTCCTATTTCAAAAGCACCGGTAGGGTTGATTGTATAGGTGCTACTAGCGTCAAACTGAACCGCGGAACCGTTGACAAATAAAGCAGTGTTTCCAGTTTCTTTGTTATGAGCAACGGCAACATGAGTAAAAGTATCTGCACTAATAGAGCCACCTTGTATATCTGCTACAACCGAGCCGCTCTCTTTTACTAGCCACTGCATTTTATTATTGGCTAGTCTACTGAGTTTTACAAAATTATTATCATCTGTTCTATGAGAAAAAACTGTATTAGCCTGACTTGCATCTTCAAAACGAGCAAAACATTCAATACAAAAACTACCTTCATATTTAAAATCGGCACTGTCCGCAAAACTAATTAAATCACCTGTTCCATCAAAAGAAGCAGAAGAGTTTCCAAATTGTTTCGTGCTACTTAACACAACATCTCCAGTGACGGTGGCTGCTCCACGAGCTTTATCGCTTTCATCTGTAAAATTTGTGTCAAAATTTAGAAGTAAAACTGTATCTTCAAAAGTACCAATACTAATACCAGCATTACCTAAATTAAGTGCCGTGTTGCCTGTGGTTACTTCAGGAGCAGAATTTATTGCTGGATGAAAATACTGACTAGAAGCTTGTTCTACACCAGAAACTGTAACTAGTAATTGGTCCGTGCTATTTACATTTTCTTGAAAAGGTAGAGAAAAGTTTTGAGTTACCCCATTAATTGCGTATGTGTTAGCTTGAACTACTGAAGCAGTATTACTATATTCAATATATTTTACTGTTTGAGCGCTCCTAGTAGTTCTAAATCTAGTGGGAACTGTAATAATTTTTAAACTTAAAGAGGAAGCACTAGGAGCAGTCACAAAAGTAACTGTAGCCCCAGAATTGCTAATTGAATAAGTAGAGGTAGCCTGTTCAATACCATCTGCAGTAGCAACTACCTCACCAACGTGATCAACAGTATGGGGATGAAGATTAAAGTTAGTGGCACTTCCTGTACTTGAAAAAGTTACAGTGTCAATAGTATCAAAAGCTGTTGTAGTTATAGTTGCGTCTGTAGGATAAGTAGCCATTATGATAAGTTTCCTCTAATTGATCTTCTAATTGGTCCGTTATTTTGCATATCTCTAGTAACAATGTCTACAATAATAGCTTCTGGAGTAACTTGGACATTTGGTTTACCTTCTGATTCTTGTGGGGTTCCTTGGTTATTCATGTTAACCACTACATTAGGACTATTAGGCATGGTCCCATGAGCATTCATTGCATTTAGGGCGGGACCACCAATTACTTTTGCCATTGGTTTGCGAACTACAAACTCACCTGGCTCTAACATGGCAGGCACTCTATCTCTTAACATCCCACCAGCGGCCATTTGTCTAACTGAACCACCGCTGGCCGCCGTTAAGCCCACAATACCGGCGCCCATAGCGCTGCCGCCGCCTCCACCAAAAATACCACTAAAGAAGTCTCCAACACCTCCTATAATACTTTTACCAAATCCTAATATAGTGCTAAAGAAACCTCCTCCTCCGCTTCCGCCTCCGAGGGAACCAAGACCTTGGAATAAACTTCCAACGAAATCAAACACTCCTTTTCCTGCGTCTAACAAGGCGTTTCCAAAATCACCTAAGACAGTCCCAACTTTACTAAACATTTGTTCCAAAAAGTTTCCGCCTGTGTCTGTAGACGTTCCTAATTTATCAACGTCAAGAGCGGCATCGTCACATGAGTTTTTCAATTTTTGAACAGGGTCTGTAATACCTGTTGGGCTAGCACCCATCACTACTCTCATAGCAGTTCCGTCAGGTGTTAATGCGTTTTCAATCTTTTTCTCTGGTCCAAATCCAAAAAGTCCTAGCACTTCTTCATTGATAAAGTTTTCTACAGGTTTAACTACCATTCTATCAAATATTTTTCCTTGAATGTCTTTTGCAATATTTAAAAAGGTATCTTTAAATCCTTGTTTAAAGTTCTCCATTGTTAGAGTGCCTTCTATCATAGCCTCGTTTAAGTCTCGTAATCCTTGCGCAACTCCGCCAGATAAAGAAGAAGCAACATCTTTAGCAATTTGTAACATTTCATTATCTGCATCTCTAAATTTAGCGGCTAAGTTTGACGTACTGAGTCCTGCTTCTTTTAACTCATTATCTAATTTTTGAAGCTCAGTGGCTGTAATAGTTGTGTTATTTGTTATTTTCTGAATTATATCATTGAGAGCTTCTTGTGCTTTAAGACGTGCGTCAGCTTGAGCAGCGTTTCTTTTACCACCAACATTTTCTTCTTGTAATCTAGCAATCTCGTTTGATTGATTTTTAATATTAGTAAGAAGTTGAATAAGTCCCCCACGTCTGCTACCAAGCGCACCCATTATATCTTCTATTTCTTTTGAAACACCTCCCATTTGTTGGTCCATCCTAAACTTTCTTTCTTCTTCAACAGTACGACGACGACTACCGAAATCGAAGTGCTCAAAGCCAGTAAATTTATCTTCTCCTTCCAACATAAGTTGTCTTTCAATTCTGTCAGCTGCCAGAATACGGGCTAATCCTTCAACATGATTTTTAAAACCGTTCAACTGTTCGTCAAGCAACTTTACTTGTGCCTTAGTTTGTTCTATCTGTAACTCTCGGGTTGCTTTATCAGAGGCAATTTTTGCATCATCAAGTTTTTTCTGTGCTGCAAACCTTTTTGCTATTAAACCACCACTTTGATCCATAGGAGATTGACTAAATAATTGATTCTGTAGCTCTTTCTTTTGTCTCTCTAAAGAAGCTTTTTCTAGTTTTGCTCTTTCTCGGATGGTTTCTTTTTGAGCTTCTATTGACTTTGCTAAAGCTGCTAAGTCATCTCTAGCTATTCTAAGTTCTAATGCTCTTTGTTTTTGAGGACTTAATAAATCACCAAATTCTTCAGCGATATCCGTTGCTCTCTGATTTCTGGCTTGTCTATCCAAATCAGCCCCTTCTGCTTTTGCTTTTGCCAAAGCTTTTTCAACGTCAAGTCTTTTTAAACTATTGCTAAGAGTTTTTTGTTCAGTTTTAAGTGCTTGCTCACTTAGTTTAAGTGCTCGGTCTGCTGCTTGTAAAGCGTTTTGTTGTTTTAAAAGAGTAATTTGATTTTTATAGGATAAAGTTTGTTTATCTAAACTATCTTTTAGTTTGTCACTTTGTTCTACAATAGCTTGGAATTGTCCAACAATAGCTAGTTCTGCATCTCTAGCTAAAGCGGCTCTTTGTTTCTCAACCTCTGTAAGGTCTCTGCCTATATCTAAGCGACCTCTTTCAACATCTAAAAACTTTTTACCTTCAGTAAATGCGCGTTGTAATGCAACTAGTTGAGCAGCTGACTGTTCTTTTTTACTCGTTGCTATTCTAAACTCTCCCTTTTCGTTCAAAATATTCATTTTACTAAGATCAGAAGCAGCTTTAATTTGGGCAGAAAAAGTTTCTCGTATTTGCTTTCTTGTTCTTAGAATTGCAAGCTGCACCTCTGCATTTCTATTTAAATTATCTAAATCTTGTTCAAGTAAAAAGGCTGTTTTTGTGGACTCAAAATTACCTTCTTTCTTTAATTTATTAATTTTAGCTAGTATTGCTCCACGCTTTTGTTCAAGTTGTTCTATAGTAGCTGTCCCACTACGTAACGCTTCTAAAAAGTTAACTTGAAGTTGTTGAGATTGTAAAATGCTTAATTGAGCTTTATCTTTTTTGTCCATCAATTCTCTTTCTTCTTTTGACTTCTTATTGAATTCTTGCTGTGAGTGAAATTTTGCTCCTAATCTTTGTAGAGCGAGGTCTTCATTTTCGAGTATCTCATTTTTAACTCGCAATTCTCCCTTACTTGTTTCTAAAACTTTTTCTGCTGCTTTTAAAGTCATACCTCCAGCTTCAGCAAACAACTGTTGTCCACGTAAACTTCCACTAGTTCTTTCTGCGAATTTTGGTGCAAGTTTTTCTAAAGCTGCCCTCAACTCAGGATTAGTATCCAAATTTACCTTCAGTTGTTCAGCCATAGCTTCAACAAAAGCGTCTGCAGAAGCAAAACCTGAACCTTGGGCAGCTGTTACAACAGTTTTAAGAGCACTTTCAATATCAGATTTATCAATGGTTAGCTTCTTTGAGTAAGAAGCCAGCCCGCGTTGCGTTTTGATTATTTCTCTTTCAATCTGCACAATTCTGTTATTAATATTTCTTTTCTGCATCGAATTTAACTCTTCATAAAGAAGCCTCTCCTGATGCACTGCTATTTTTCTACGTTTTTCACCTATCGTCTTTTCAGCTGCCTCGACAATGACTGGGTTTATTCTTGATTTTGCCTCAAATTTAGCATCAGCTTCTATGCCTGTGTCAAGAGCATCAAAAGCGTCTTTTGCTTGCGTTGCTTCTTTTGTGACATTTAAAAGTTCTTTGAAAAATCTAACTGCTGCTCCAATTTTTTCAACAACAGGGTCTAACCAACCAAAAGCGTCTAATACAGTAGAACCAATAGCAACGATCATGGATAAATAGCTAATAATTAAACTAAGCCAAGAAAGTGCTCCAAGAGCTATTTTACCAGCAAAACCGATAGCCCTACCTAGTCCTATTGCTGCTCTTCCTGCATTTCTAGCTATGAAACCGAAAGCATTTAGCCTAGTATTAGCAGCGGCTTGAGCTTGTTCAAGCTGCGCAATTCTTCTAGTAAGTCTTCCGTCTTCTCTTGCTAATGCTTTTGCAGCCATGCCTGAGTTTTGTAAAGCCTTTTGTTCTTGTTTCAGGCTTTTTATTTCTTGTCTTAATATTGCATCATATCTACGCGTTTCAGCAGTAGTTATTTCTTGCGCTCTAGCTTTTTGAGTTAAAGTTTTAAACTCTTGTTCGTTTGCGGCAGAAACCCTAGCAACATTTAAGTTAACTCCTTTTAATCCTTCAACAAACTGTGCATTAGCGACTGCAGCTCTTTTTTGGCTACCAATAGAGTCTTGAACATTATCTGCAAAACTTCTAACACCTGCGTTGAATCCTGATATTTTTGTAGTGGCTTCTCTTAAAGCTGTTCCAAAAACTGTTTTAATCAAAACACCCATCACACCAATCGCAGCAATAGGAGAAGTTAATGCTTCTGCAAGAGGTGCGAGTGCTCTAGCTATTATTCCACCAATATTGGTGGCTAGATTACTAACTGTAGCTGCTAATTTTTCAAGGGATTGGGCGGCGGTATCCGCTTCGACATCAATATCTTTATACTTTCTTGCACCTTCTTCTGAAACTGCATTAGCAAAAGCTTGTCTCTTTTCAAATCGGGATAATTGACTTGCGACTTTACCTACAGAGGCAGCGTAAGCTTCTGCGGCAGGTTCAATTCTAGTAAAAATACCTAATTCGTCTAAAAGTTCTGGTTCTAACTTAACAGCACCTCGAACAAGGCGTTGGAAAGAATCTGTTAAGTCTCTACCTAATGCTCTAGAAGCTCTCATAGCAACATCAGTAAAACCTTCTAATTGTTCAGTGCTAAATCCTGAAGATAGGGCTAAGTTAGCAAGTTCAGCTGATTGAACTAGTGATAGTTGCCCTTTAGTGATTCTTTGAATCATATCTAACACTTCAGGCCCGCTTTCTCCAACAGCACTAGCTAGAGCATTAACACCTGCAAGAGTTTGTTCAGCTCTTGCTGCTCTGTTCAAAGCATCAAAAGCGGCAGAAAGAGCAAAGATAGTAGCAGCCGCTCCTGCATACGCAGAAACAAGTCCGCCCAAACCTGATGCTTGAGCAGAGAATTGACGACCTGCAGAAGCACTTGCCTGTCCAAGACGAGTTTGTTGGCGGCCAATAGATTCCATTTCTTTGGCTGCTTTTTTGCTCCCTGTAGTCTCGACTGCAATTTGTACTTTGGTTTTTTTTGCCATTAACTTTTTCTCGCTTGTTGAGTTTTGCGTTGTTGCTCGTAGAATTTAGAAGCTTCTGCTATAATGTGCAAAAGCAAATTAAAGGCTTCTCTATTGCCTTCAATTCCGTAAAGTTCCATAATATCACCAAGACCAGAAAAATCTTTTCCTAACCAAACTCCAGCCATACCCTCTACTTTATCTGGTAAGACTTGAAATAAAGTCATAGCAATTTGTGCTTCATAAGACAAATCTTTTGGTTCCAGCGGCATCTCATCCGGGTCAGGTTCCCAACCCATTTGTTCACACATTAAGAGATACTGCTCTTGGCTCATCCCCCCGCTTTGGAACTGGTGCTGGAGGTACTTGGTGAGTTTTTTTCGTCAGTCTCTCTTTTAGTAATAGAAAACTGCTCAAACTCATTCATAGTATCAGTAATAAATTGGTCAAAAATAGTAGAATTAGTTACCAAGTCGCGGGCTTCTTCTACAGAATATTCAATATCTTCTTCTGAATCCATTGAACTGATATCAACTGGTAAGAGCATTGGAAGATGCTTAACTTTAAGACCTTTCCAGTCTTTAATTGCTTTTTCTGTATAAGCTGCTAAAAACTTATCATTATCAATTTCTTCTTCTCTCTGACGAGTTCTTTTATTAAATTTAAAAGTTAGGCTCTGATTTCTAATTTTAACCAAATCCTCTCTATTTAAATATACTAAACTAATGATGAATCCTTCAATATCTGGGAATTCAACGTCGACAACTGTTTCAGTTGCCATTAGGGATGCGATCTTACTCATTTTCCCCTCTCCTTTCTATAATAAAAAGGGTGTTCACCGATTTCAACTTGAGTTCAGCCGAGGGGAAAAGCTAAACACATTGTTAACACGATGAACACCCACATGAAATTTTATTTTAGTTACCCCTCTATAACTAAACTGTTATGCTGCTTCAACAACAAATGTTACGTTGGCACCATCACCCTTTTGGGCAGTTGTTTCTTGTGCCAAAAACTCAGCAGTAATACCAACAACGTCTTCAATTGTGTGTGTTGGGAAACTAAACTGAGTTGCCTGCATATCAATCGCAAAATAAGGAGCTGTGGTACCACCAATTTTAAGGTTGGCTTGAGTTCCTTGAGCGATTGAAGTTGAGGTATTTGCAACAATATCTCGTAAGAATGAAGCAGAGTTATCACTTGCTGTCGCGCCACTTCTTAGATAAGCACTAATTGACCCTGAAATTGTTTGCACACCTGTAAACTGCGAAATTGGTGAGTTAAGGCTTGCAAGTTCTTCTGGTGTTAAGTAAGTCATATTATTGTTAACATCAAAAGTTAGTCCTGTAACAGGGAATGTATAGCTTGCAGTATCTCCGCTTGCTGTATCTGTAATGTCGATAGTTGATAGCCGGTTCTGAATAAATTCAGCACTAGTAGAAGCGGCTGCAACGTTATAAGAGTTCCAAGGATGATACTTACTATTATTTACTGTATCACCATCAGTTTTATAGATAGTTATTGTAGATCCGCCAGCAGCTTCTGTACCATTATTTAGAGTACCACCAAAAACGTTAATAGCAACATCTCTAGGTGATCCTGTAAGTTCTACAAGGTTGGTAGCAAAACCAGTCCAAGTAGTAGTAGCGATTCCGTCAATAGCAGCGTCAATTGATGCTTGGTTAACAGCAGCGTTAGCTAACTGATAAACAACGTTATCAACTTTCATATATAAATGTGCTTCAGTAGCGACTGCAAAGTTTGGATTACAAGCAGCAACGTTAGCAGTAGCCGCACGGTTGCGGTTTTCCCACTTAGCAATGGACGTATCTGCGGTGCCTTGCCAAGCGCTTTGCATTTTAGTTCCATCAGCAGGAGCAGTTGCGCTAAGCAGTGCTTGCCATAAGAACCAGTCTGCAACAGGAGTAACATTACCGTTTTCAAGTAAGTTAGTTGCAGTTGTACCTAAAGGTGAAGTGGCTCGTGTGGGTTTCAAATATGCCTGGAAGTTCCAGTCAACTGGGTTAATAGCTGTATTGAACCTCTGTTGAGAACGATCAGGTGATGTACCACTTTCGAGCGATGTGATGTCTTGAGTTGCCGCTGATTGACTAAATGCATATCCTGCAAGTACTTCAACCTGCCAAGTATTGGCGGGACTCATTGCAGTAGCGGCAGCGCCACCATTGATATCAACGGTGGAGTAGAAAATTTTTGTATTTCTTTGTAAGTTAAGCGATGCCATTTCTTAAAGCTCCTTTAATCTTCTATTTCATATCCAACGTTTATAAAGACTTCTCCAAGACCAAATGGTTCTATGAGTCCTTCGTCTGTTGAAATATTTGATATGTTAAATTGTAGTATTCCTTTATCAGATTGACTTGATATGCCATATATAACATGTTCCACGTCGTCTATCAAATTTTCTAGACCGTCTTGCGCCTCTTCTTGTTTTATATAACATCTAATAACTATAGGAAGATTAGCTAAAGTAAATCCTTGAGTCTGATAATCTCTGGTTTCTGCTCCTGCACTTAAATATAAGGCAGGAAAATCGTTTACTTCGTCAATAAATTTTAGCTGTCTAAAAACATTATTTGCTAAATCAAAGTTATAAGTGTAGGAGTCGTCAAAAGTTGAAGAGTCACCATTAATTTTTTTTAATTCTGTGACAAGGAAATTTACAATATCTCTTCTTCGACTGTTTGCCATTAATTTTTTCCTTAGCCTATATAGAAGTATAGCAGACCATTTTCTTGTCTGCAATCTATAAATTTTTACATCTAATAAATATCTATTTAAAATCCTTTTAAAACATTAAATTGTCTTCCAACTCTTCGTTGGGTTATGTTTCTAATACTTCCCTCAATAGTTTCGTTAGGATTTCTTGAGGTATTTTGATGCACTTCGTAAATAGGGTTATAATAATATCTAATTAAGTTACCTCTAACCTGTGTTAGAACACTTCTAACGAAACGTCCACTTCTGTTTGTTAATATTTCGTCACTCAGAGGAGGTCCTTGTAAGGGTCCTTTAGGCATTCTCGCAAACAAAGATCTTTGAACTGCTGCAGTGAGTTGAGAAGAAGAAATAGTAGCTTGCATCTCCTTCTTTTTTCTTGGGCCTCTTTTACGTGAGCCTCTAACTTTACCCTTTGTCATCGGAATACTAGCGCCTGATGGGTATTCCATTATCATATCAAACTCAATACCTGCTGCTGTACCTCTTACTTTTGCTTTACCAGGTAAGGACTGTAATTGGTCCACAAAATCTTCTGTTGAACTTACTGCCATTGCTGGAGCAGTATCTAATAAACTATTAACTAACTGTTTTTCAAAAGATGAGGTTAATTTTAAAACAATAGCGGCGGGATCGGTTATTTCCATAGTAAAAGGTTGGGGAGCAGTAAATTTACTTAAAGGAAATGATATATTTATTACATCAACCGACGTAAGAGCGTCTCCCTTTTTACTTTTTGTAAACTTAGAGATTTGTAGAAGTTTTGCTTTACGATAAAACTTCATGAATAAATCGGGGTCATTTTCCTTAATTAAGTTAAAAAATTTAGGTCCTCCGCCTATAGCCTTTCTAGCGGCTCTTAATACTCCTCTTCTATCTTCAATATCTATTCCCGGGTCAACTTCTTGTGCTGCACTTTTTATTGCTTCTGTTAAAGATAGTGAGCCTACTTGTTGTCCTCCTTCAATGGTGAATGGAGAAGCTTGTCCAACAGTCGCTCCGCCTTTTTCGCTGCCGCGAGTTGCTTTTGCTTCTATTTCTGTTACGTCTTCTAGTCCAAGAGCTGCAGCCAAAGGTGCAGATATTTCTTCTGCGTTAATCTCAAAATCTGGAATGAGACGGGCGTTACCACCTCTAACGGTTGCTTTAACAAACCTACCTAGTTCAGTTTCTATTGCTCTTTGTGCTTCCTCTCCTCGTAGTTTACTTTTTCTCTCTCCTCCAACAACAGGCTTACCACCCCTTTTTATTCCACGTAAAAAATCAGCATAATTCTCTAGTAACTCTGGTTCTGTAATTCTTACTCTATATGCTGTAATTCCTGCAGGAGGTGCCATTATTCAATTATCCTATATAAATCTAAAACTCGTTTAATGTGGGGAGGAAAGTTTGCGGTAAGAGCAGGTCTTGTTACAGATTCTCCAGCAAGAGCAAAACCAGAACGATCTTGTTCTTCTTTGTGCAATAGCTTTATATAGTCTAGAGTAGCTAATTTTAAATCTTGTGGTACACTACCAGATTCATACCCTGCACGATAGTTAACACGCACAGCTTGAGGAAAATTTTGAAAAGTCTTTGGTCCGTGTAAAGTTAGTTTTTGATACCCCGCACCAGAACCAGTATTACGACTAATTTCTCCTGTGTCTTTTTTAAACACAAACTCTTCTTGAGAAGCATGAGTATCATTAACATCTACCGCTGCATTAGACCCCTCAAAATGAAGTAACAACACAGTTTCATCATCAGTTAAATGTTGATACTCAGGAGCAGTAAAGGCCCCGGTATAGTGTGCTGTTTTAGAAATTCGTAGTTCGTCCATATATCCTGTGAAATGAGCAGGTGTGGTATTACCTGATTTTGCAATAAGCAAATCTCCACTAAAGTTTGGAGCGTCAACTGTTTTAGCAATTGTTACTGTGCTACCAATTTGTCCCCCATCTCTAAATAATTTAAGAGAAGTTCCACTTTTACTCACTGCGAGATGGTGAAAAGTATTGGCTGTATAACCACTAGTAGCAGCATGAGCAACATTCATAACTTCTGTGCCTGCGTCTACTACTCTAAACTGTAATCCTTCTACTGCATTGTATCTAAGTTGCCAAAAATCATTAGCATCCTGATATTGTTCCACTAACACTTGTGAAGTGCTAAAACTAGCAAACCTAGCTTGCACATCAATAGTAAAATCTCCTGTATCAAACCACCAGTCATCTCCGTTAGGTGCGGTCAAAAAATCTCCATCTCCGTCAAAATACATAGAAGATTGTCCAAACTTTTTAACTCTTGTTGCTAAATGTGCGTCTCCACTTGTTGTTATTGTATGATTGTCCGAATCTTGGTCCACTAATAATCCATCCGCTGCAGGAGGATTTAAACTTTCATATCTTGTTCCATCGTACTCAAAAACTGAGTGTACGTTTGCAAGGGGTAAACGAGAGGTAAAAACTGAGCTGTAACCACCATCAAAAGTTTCCGAGTAGTTATTTGCCAATACCTCTCGTTCAATATAATGTTCTACCACACCACAAGCATAATTAATTACATTAGCTAACCTACCATCATGTGTAGTACTATTAATACTTAGATAGTCTTTAGTTTCTACTAATGTAACATATGGATATTTACCTAAATTACTTTCTGTGATAGCCACCCTCTATTCTCCTTAATTTTTGCCAAATAAAGATTTTTTAGTTTTTACTGCGGGCTTAACTTCTTCTACTGCCTCTTCCTTAACCTCTTCTACAACAGGTTCAGGGGTTGGTTCAGGCTCAGGTTCTGGAGCAGGAGCAACTTCTTCAGCTGCTTTTGGCTCGCCTTTCCACTCAGCAACAAATTCATCAAGCACAGCTAAACCGTAACCATGTTTCATAGCCCAGTTTTTAACTTCTTCTTCTGTTTTTAAACCTTCTTCTTTGACTTTATCAACATCAGAAACAACGTCTGCATAATTTGTCATTTATTTTCTCCTTTTACTAGAAAGGGGAGGCAGATAAGAACACCTACCTCCCCTGGGGCATAACTAAGTATGTTACCTAGTAAGTATTAACCGCACTCAATTAGTGATGCATATGCGAAGTTTGTTGCATCAAGGGCAGCGTTACTGTTAGAGCTAAGTGCTTTGAAGTCAAAGCGGGTGCTCATATACATTGCTGTAACCTGCTGGCGTGGTTCATACTCGCTCTCAATCTCCATGCCACGGCGTTCCCCGATGAGGAATCCTGGTTTGTAGACTAGAACACCGATTTCGTTTCCGGTAGAACCTACGTTATCCATGAACTCAGAGATAACAATTGGAATACCATAAATGGCACCTACTGCACCTGTGAGATACGTGGCATTTGGTCCGAACTTATCGACAGTGCGGAAGTCAGAGAAGCTAACTAGTTCGTTGTAGCCTTCAACAGAAGTTACATAAACTAGGTGATCTCCAAGCTGTAGACCATACTTACCCATCTTCGCACGGGCAGAAGCAATGTCTGAAGCATCAGCTTTATCGTTTCCACTACCTGTAGTGGTTCTTAGACCAGAAATGTCGTCGGCAAGAGTAACAAGACCTTTAATTACTGATGCATAACCAGCACCTGCTGTGATAGCATTGGTTGGGGATGCTGTAAACCCTGTAAGGGCGCCTGTTCCACGAAGGATTGCCTTGTCGATTGCGCGAGCAACACGGCGTGTAGCTGCACGACGGAGGAAGTCCATTAGAGGTAGAACTGTATCTTCCTCTTCGTCTTTGGCAAGGTGAGTTGTTGCCATGAACTTATGAGGTGTGAGTTCTACTGCACTAATTGTGTTCTGGTTTGAAGTCGGAACGTTTGTTGCGTCTGCAATGCCTGTGGCAAAAGTGCCAGAAGCAAACTGAGCAACATCACCGTCTGTGTCTTCCTTAGCAACAGGAATTCTGAAAGTCTTTGCATCAACTTGAATTCTGTCGAACATAGGAGCAATAACGAGCTGCTGTTCCATTTCTTCGTATACATTAGATGAGAAATTTGAAAGGAACTGATCAACAGATGTGACCGCCTTAATTCTCTGACCCATTTTGGTATCAAACGGATCACGACGGCCTAGAGCTTGAGAAAGCATATAGGAATTTGCCATGTCCTTTGCGGAGAACTGCTCTTTGCTTGTGTGAGAAGTTTCCTGATAGACCATCTTGGACTGTGTAAGAGCAGAAATTTGCTCTTCGTACTTTTTCATTTGAGCCTTAAGTTCAGCTACCTGCTCTGTTTCAGCAGGGGTGTACTCTGAACTCTTTTTGTCCTGGGCATCAGCCTCAGTTAGAATTGCCTCACCAGTCTTTTCAACAAGCTCGGCAACTCGTGGCTCGGAAACCTGAGCAGGAGCACTCTTCTCTTCAACTGCAGGTGCAGCTTCTGGAGCAGGTGTTTCTGTCTCGGCTTCGGTTTTAACAACGATTGGTTCGCCAACGTCTTGTGTCGCCATTTTATCATTCTCCTTTGAATTAGTAGTTTTATGACCGTGAAGCATTAGAGCTAAATCTTTTTCCTCAACTTCACCTGATTTAATCGCATTCAGCTCTTGAATTTGATTTATCATATGATTCGCAACTTGATAATTTGTATCAGTCCACTCATCGAATGGAGTGATCTTTAAATTAATAGTCTTGTTCAATTTTTCTTGATCATCTTCGGTTTTTACCTTAGATTTCACATCGTAAAGCTCTTGCTCACTTAGAGTAACAAGTGACTCGAAGCTTTCTTTGATAGCTACTCTATCCTTGTCAGTAAATCTGATTTCTGGAACAGTTGTTAGTGTAATATCAAACTTAGTTCCTAAATCCCAGTTATTAACAACAGATAAAGTTTTTGCATCAACGTTAATAGTATTATCCAATGATTCGCCATTTAAGTCAACTTCTAAAAGTTGATAAAATGGGTTTTGGGCAGTCGCAAGCTTTGTAACTTTCCACCGCTTATCATCGAATTTAACAAAATTTTCGTGTGTTAAACGTGATGTTTCCGCACTGAGAAGATTAACAAAAGGAATGGGTTCGTAAGGATCAGCACTAATAGCTTCGTCCTCATCTTCTATTTCCTCTTTCTCCGCTTCAATAATGTCTTCTTCCGAAGCAACTGTTACAGTCACTTCTTCTGACTTTTCTTCTACGGACTCTTCAACAGAAACATCGGATGACTCGGTAAGATCATCTTCAGTTTTAATTTCTGAATCTTCACTCATTTCTTCATCTCCTTTTCTGTTTTCCGATTCTGTTAAGAGATTCATAGACCCATTACCCATCGCCTCAGACGGGGATTGCGGTCTTTGTTCCTCTACACTTTGCTCATTTTGCATTTCACTAGGTTTAACCATAAAAACAAGCTCATGCTTATGAGAAGTAGGCTTTGTAGCCTCTAATAATTTATAATATTTAACATCATGGAAGTGTTTTTCTCCATGAGAGGTGTAAGTAGTGACCCCATTACCGTTCTCATCTACTTCCACAGTGTGATAATGTCCACCTACGTATGCAGTGACTCCTACACTAACATCCGCAGCTTTTTCAGTAATTTCAGTCTCATTTTTTTCAAATTGTTTCTTAAAAGTTTCATAATCTGTATCAGATTCAAAGTTTTTTCTGACACTAAATAAACTCTCTTGGTTACAAGGAACAGAAACAACACTAATTTCCATTAATTCTACATCAGTAATCAACATAGTATCTGATTCTCTATCATAGTTACCGTCTTTTACTTTAAATCCTACACTAAAACTTTTTAGGGCACCGTCTTCAATCAAAGTTTGTACTCCATGTAGTTTTTCAGCCGCTTCACTGACTGCAGCCTCTACATAGATACCTTTTTTATCGACGGTAACCTTGTCAACACGACCAATAGGTTTTCCGTGGTCATGTTGATATAGTAATACAGGATTTTTTCTGTAGTTTTCAACACCTTTTGCCCAAGCAGTTGCAGGAATAATGTCACCTGCACGATCTTTATCAGCAGTGTTAGCATATCCAGCAATCTTAAGGGGTTTATTGTTTTTTCTTGCGCCTTTTGTTTCTAAAACGCTAGTTAAGTATAATGTTTTATTCATTAATTTTCATCCTCTGTTGTGGCAGACTCCTCTAGACTTTCATCAGCAGGAGGTCTGCCTCCTTGAGTTGCGTCAGTAGCACTTCCTGTAATATTTTGAGGAATTCTGATGTTATCTGAGTCATCGTCTTCAAGTTTTGGAAATCTTAATCCAACTCTAGCCTCGTTCGGTGTAATAATTCCGGTATTAACCAACGTTGAATAGTAAACAGCTTGAGTTCTATTATCAGGTTGTAAAGATAGTATAGCAGTTTTATCTGGACGTATACTAATGTTATTATTAAAGAAGTGAGAAAAAGCACTACAAAATTGTTCTAAAATAGGTAGTACTGTGTGGTTATAAAATAAAACCTGATTAGCCTGAATGTTGGCATTGTTACCACTTTTTAACATAACATAAGGTACCCCAAGAGCTTTTGCCATATCTTGTTGAATTCGTTCAATTGAATTTTCAAAATCTAATTCATTGAAATTTATTTGAGAAAATTTATCAATTTTTAGTCCACCATCTAAGATCGCAGGAGAACGTGCCCCATTAAATAAACTAGTGTAACTTTGTCTCCAAGATTCTAAAAGTCTATATTTAATTTTTTGACTTAACACATTGTCTGTTGTAAGAACAAAACCTGGAACAGCATTATTCTTAAAGAACTGTCTTTGGAAATTAATCATGTAGTAATATAGTTCAAAAAGTCTTTCTAGAGGACGAAGTCTACTATACCCTCTGAAAATGCTTTCTTCGTTTTCACTTTTAACATGAATTATTTCATTAGGTAAAAACTGAATGGCTTCAGACTTTCTTGATTTACCATATCCAAATAAATCTGATTCACTTTGGTTTCTTAAAAGATAATTATAATGAGAAACAAAAGCTTTTTCATCAGGAACAATTTCCATATCATTGGCAGGAATCACATAAAGTGCTCCTCCCTCTTGTTCTTTATCATAATAAAAAAAGGCGTTACCGTCTAGAAAGAAATCTAGAAAGGCACGCCTAAATAATCTAACTCTATCCTCAAAAGGATTTGGTTTATTTTGTAATAACTTGTTAACTTTTTTAGAAGGAGAGCCTCCCTCAATAATTAAAGGAACTTCTACTAAAGCATTAATAACCATGTCCACAGAGCGATGAACAATTTCAATCTCTCTATAAGCTTTTTCAAAGTCTACAATATTTTCTGGGCTTGAAAAAGGTTCCTGAGCGGCAATAGAAGGCTGCACAGGGTTAAGTTTTTCTGAAAGATATTGTCTCCACGCAGGAACATCATTTGCCATTTGTTAATTCTTCTCCTTTTGAATTTCTACCCAATTTTTTACTTTTTTCACCACGGAATTATCATATCTTTGTCCAAATATGTTGTGTAACCTTTCGTGGTGCTGTTTACACAAAGTTAGAGCATTGTCATTAGATAGTTCCCAAAAATAATCTTTTTCAAATTGCTCTCTATAAATATTTATTTCTTCAACAGTAGTTATTTCGCTTATTTTATTTTTTACACACCAAGAATTAAATAACTCAGAAACACTATAAAGATGGTGAAATTCTAATTTATCTGTAGAAGCACAAATGTAACAATGATCTGTTTTTTGATATCGCTTCTTTAAATAATCTCTAATATATTTTACAGGAAATCTTTTTAGCATACCAGATAAATTTTAATTATTTTGAAAACTATGAAGATTTTGAAAATCCTCTACTACTTTCCATCTTAATCCCTCGTGATTTTTGTGTGTATTTAGTCCCACATCTTTTTCTGGTAATAATGTTACCTCAGTTGAGATGGTTTTGTGTTTAGTTTTATAAAAATGAGACATAGATAAAGATACTAGTATATCATCTCCTCTTTTTATAGTTCCCCAAGGTTTTATATAATCATCAAAAACGGCTCTTAAGCGATTATTATCTATAGCAACACAAGAACCCACAGCTATATCCACATCTTTATCTACACACCACACATCTTTTAGCTCTTTATAAGATTTTGCGTCTTTTAAGTTGTTTTTTCCATAAATACTCGCCAAAGAAGTAGGATATTTTTCAACTGTTTTTCTTAAAGTTAATAAACAATGCTTAGTTGGTAAAATATCATCATCTAAAATGATAGAGTATTTAAATTTAGATTTATTTGCCCAATACCATCGGTCAATACACCATTTATTTTCTTCATTATTATGAAATAACACTTTTGGTATTTCAAGTTTTGTGTTATTTCCATTGTTTACCACTAATATCGGTATAAATCCTTGAAAAGCATACGCTATTCTTAAAACATTGTCTAATCTTTTATAATTTAAGATTATCAATTGAGTATCTCGTAAAATCATGCAGCAAAAATTCCCACAGAGCGTTTTTGGTGAGTGTAAATTGCGTATCTTACCGCGTCACTCGCGTGAGAAGCCCAATCATGTACAGGTTTTGGGTTTTCTGTTTTTGGATTCCACTTGTAACTACTTAAAGATGAGTATGTATGCCCACATTTATTAACATCAACTAATAATTTATCGTTTTCAATCAAAACCTGAACAGCCGCAATACCATCATTTACTGATTTTATAGCATTTTCGCAATATATATCGTAATCATATGCTAAATCTGCTTTTAATTGTTGAGCAGCACTATCAATATAGATAGAATCAATTCCCCACTCATCTACTTTTTCTTGTATTTCTTCTGCTAAAGTGCTAGTGGTAGTTTCGTTTGAAACATATTCATCAACTAAATAAAATTCTTCTCCATCAGTAGCCATTACAACGAAAACATTTTCATCTCTATACCCTACGTCTAGTCCAGCTATAAATTCATAACGTCTATCTCTAGCTTGAATATGTTCTAAATCTATTAAATGTTTTTCTTCATTTAAATCATAAACTTGTAATTCAGTAGTTGTCCACTCACATTCATATTCTTGTGCAAAAAGTTTTCTGGTACTAGACTTTTTAGCTTCTTCAATATCTTTTTCTTTTAAAAAAGGGTTGGACCTCCAAGTGTATAACCCCGATCCCCAATCTGGGTACTCTTCATCTTCTGCTCTTAAAAAATAATTGTAGAGGTAATTACCTTTTCCTCTAGGAGTTGAAATAAATAAAGCTCTAGAGTCTTCATACGTTGATAGAGCAGGTCTTAAGTCTCTTGTAAAATACTCATCGTCATCAATGATCGCTGCCTCGTCCACAATTAGTAAATTAGCTGCCCTACCTACCAAACTATCTCTATTATTAGCACTAAGTAGTCTAAATGTAGAGCCATTAATTAGTCTTACTACTTTATCTTTTTGATTAAACCGATCTACTTCTATCTGTAAATTTTTAATAATGTCCGTCGTATAATCCCATATAATAGATGATAAAGAAAAATTAGGAGCAACAATCATAACTTGTTGATTAGGTTCTAGTAATTTAGCAAAAGCTAAAATAGATGCAGATAAACTTTTTCCTGTTCTTCTTGCTGAAATATGAACCCAAAAACGATTTTCAGATAGCCCACTTACCATTGCCCACTGGGAATCGTTAAACTGAATACCTTGGTGCTCTCCTACAACAATTTTACCTAAAAGTCTCTCAATTGGGACTTTAAAAAAATTTTCTGACATTTCCCCTCGTCTTTTTTACTTAAATATATTTGTTAGTCCTGCTAGCATGGCCACAACAGCAGCAACCAAAGAGCCTACCCATAACAAAGTCCTAATACTAGTTTTTCCTTGAGTTGCCATTGTTTTTAGTTCTAAAATTTCTTTGTGTAAAGCATCAATTCTTTTATCCGTTTTATCTTGGTTTTGAAGGATTTTTTCGTATCGTTCTTTACATACAGCTTCGTGAGTACTCAAAGAAGCTTTAGTTTCTTGAGTTCTCTCGTGTAGTATATTAACGTCCTTCTCTAAATGGGTTGTAGTAACCTCTGCCACTAAACTTCTCCTTTTTTTTATGTTTTGATAATAAAGTTAACTACGACTGTTGGAAAAGTCATGTTAGGTGTGATAGCTGAGTGAGCAGCTACCGCAGTGACCGCTGTAGACGTTGAAGAGTCTTTAGCTGACGTAGCAAAAGTTGCTGTTGTTAGTGAGTGAGCACTGATTGATGTAGATTCTGAAGGTTTAACAGAACTTGCTGACATAGCGTGAGTAGTAGTACCTAGAGTGCTATTGTTAGCGCCTTTTCCTAATGCTAGTTTGTCCCTAAAATCTGGAACATTGAAAGTTGTATTACTATCTCCTGCCCCAAAACCTGTTCCTATTGTAGCAAAAAGATGAGCATATGTTGATCTTGAAACAGCACTGCCATCACAAATAAGATAGTTAGCTGGAATAGTTGCTCCTCCAAACCCCATAATAGCTCCAGAAGGAATTACTTCAAAACCTCCAGCAGTAGACCCATCGTGAATACGAATACTTTCGGTATCTGTATCTAAAGAAAGTTCTCCGACAGCTCCTGTGAAACTATCATTTTGTGATGTTGTGCCTCTTCTAAATTGTACCTGAGTGGCCATTTGTTTTTCTCCTTAAATTATAGTGCGCCTAAGTCTAGTGTTGCTAGAGTAGTTTCAAAAGGCATATCTAATAAATCGTTAATTACGGTAATTCCTTGTCCAAAAGCGTCTACTGTAGCATCTGTTAGGTTTCCTAAATCAATATTACTTGCCAAAGTTACTGAAGGGTCGGTTGCCCCTGATGCTGCAGCAGCAAAAGATAGAGTACCAGAACCATTTGTTGTAAGAACTTGGTCGGCATCACCATCTGCTGTAGGCATGTTAAACGCGACACCGTTTGATGTAAGAATAAGTTTACTTCCATCAGACGAAACAGCTTCACTAGCATCATGTAATTGTAACGAAACTGATCCTCCTGCGTCATTTAACAAAAGTCCGGCATCATGCACGTGAGTCAAAGTTATTTCACTATCTCCGCCAAACTTTAGAATAGAACCATCATGAGCAAGTAAAAGATTACCGCCAGTTACAGTAACATCACCACCAGAAGCAATAGCAATTGCATCTGGATCAGAGGCAGAACCAATTGTGCCAGCGTCTTTAATAATAATGTCGTCTTTGAATGTAACGATACCACCAGAGGAAATTTGCATAGCATCTGTCGCACCTGCGCTACCAATATTTCCATCATTTGGAACTTGCACGCCTCCATCTGTCAGTGCAGTAATGGTTGTTGCGGTAAACGCACCTGTATTAGCTGTCCCTCTAACGTCTAAAGCATAAGGTGTAGTAGCAGTAGCGTCTCCAATAATAACATTACCTGACCCACTACCGTGTGTCCTAATTACAACATTAGCAGGTTTTCCTAAAGAAAGCGAATTTGTAGCAGGACTAGTATTTTGAGCTAGCCCGATAGCGTCATCTACTCTAACATTTGCATGAAATCTATGATGTCGGTCAGATGCATCCAGAGTTAGCGCTGTGGTTGCAGCGCCGCCGTCATTAAGTTGGAATATAATATCTTTATCTGAAGTGGGGTTCTTCATAACCACATTACCACTACCAGAATTTATAAAACGAAAATGTTCAGTTCCGCTATTCTTTACAATAACGTCATTACCTGCGGCGTCAAGTATGACATCTCCACCTGCATCAATTGTAAAGTCTCCTGCGTGTGCAAGTGCTTGAGTAAAGGTTACCACACCATCAGCTGCAATAGCAATTGAGTCTGCGTCTGAAGCGCTACCAATAGTACCACCGTCTTTAATCTTAATATCGTCTTTGAATGTAACGATACCTGCAGAAGATATCTGTATTGCGTCTGTAACACTCGCAGAGCCAATATCCCCATCATCAGGAACTTTGAGTCCTCCACTAAATGTTGCTACATCACTAAATGTTACTTGTCCAGAAGCAGCAATTGTTATAGCAGCAGCGTCTGATGCTGAACCAATGGTTCCTCCATCTTTAATCTTAATATCGTCTTTAAAGGTGACAATACCACCAGAACTAATTTGTATCGCATCTGTTGCCCCTACAGAACCTATATCACCATCATTAGAAACAACAAAACCTGTTGTTGCTAAAACATCACCTATTACATGAACATTTGCAGTGGGATTAGTATCACCATGACCAAATGCGATTCTATTTTCAGTTGCATGTACATTCGCCACATTAGTAACGTCTGCACTAAGTCCACCTAAAAATTTATCGACTCTTGTTACCATTTATTTTTTCCTTTTTCTAGTGGCAGCCTTCACATATCTTTGATTCTTTTTCATAGATTGTGTAGGTTTAATTCTTGCGAAGCCACTACGAACTGGCTGTAGTTTTTTATGTGCAGGACCGATACGTGGCATTAACGATATTTCCTTGTAACCATATTTTTGAATGGAGTTTTTGACGCACAAAATTCTTCCTCACTCATTCCTGTAGGACGGCGACCCACAGCTTTAGTCACCATTCTACCAAGAGGAGTATAAAAAGCACACCACGGTTGTGTTTTTTTCTTGCGTGTATCCCTACTCATCGTTTCCCAACGAGCAGGTCCGTAGTCTGACTTTGGAATCCTTTTCATTTTTGCCATAAAGTTTGTCCTTTTTAAAAAATGCTCTTTATAATTTACTTCACACTGAACCAGAAGTCAAATTAAAATTTGTAAACTATATTAGAATTTGCGTATTTCCAGAGCTAAACCTGAAGCTAACGTAGCGTCCTTAAACTGTACATTATGTGTAGAGTTTCCTAGCACATATTGATCTTCGTTTTGATATATTCCGTTTAAATAAACTAAAACTTTGTCTATATCGCTTGTTGTCCCGCCTGTTGCATAACTATTTGCAGTGCTAGTAGTATGAAGAATGTTAGATAACACTAAGTCAGTAGCAGCTGTTTTAGCATCTAATTGAGTTTGAATTGCTGAAGATACTCCATCAAGATATCCAAGTTCTGTAGCGGTGATATCTGATATAGAAACTTTTCCTGATCCACTAGAGACTAACGCTCTTGAAGCAGTTAAATCACTAGTAGTAATAGTAGAAACAGCGCCAGCAATATTAGCAACCCTTCTAGCCTCAATAGCTGTTTGTTCTGTTACATTAGAAGCTCTTCTAGATTCTACCGCGTCTACATTAGCACTGACCACATGAACATTACCTGCAGTGCCAATAAGGTTGGCATAGGTAAATTTTCTTGTCTCGTCTTCTCCTACGTCCACAACGAGAAACAAGTCATCATCAGCAAAAGTAGTCTGGTGATTTAATGCAGTAATTTTTACGTTTGCCATAAGTTATTTCCTTTAATTAACAATCAAAATGTCACCAGATTGTGTAATTATCCGTAATCCGTCTTGTGTAGTGATAACATCAAGAAAAGCTGAGATATCTGCGTCTTCGCTTTCTTCTATGGCAGTGCTAGAAGCTACTTTAGTAGTAGAGGCTAAAGATATTCCTAATCCTGTGCCTAGACCAGACATTATTCTCTCTCGCTTATGTACACCGTTCCTGTTGTACTAACTGCAATAACACTTATATGTGTGTGATAATCTATAGTGCTTGATACATCTGTGCCCAGTGCCATATCTAACGGCACATTTGCAAGAATATAATGACTGTCAGAGGTAGCAGTTACACTAGAATCACCTGTTGCAAAATACATAGGTTCTGTCGCTGTTACAGTAATTACTTGTGCACCTGTAGAAAAAGCACTGCTTCTTTGAGCAGTGCTAGAAGTTACCGAGGTTAGTTTTTGTGCAGCCCCGCTTCTAAATCGTAATACAGGAATAGCTGCTCCAGCAGCGTCTCTAGGTTGTTTAGCCGTTGCCATTGAACAAATCCTTCATTAGCTTATCGTAGTTGTTAACTTGGATAGCTACTTGCGGTGATTGTTTTTTAGGTTTAGCTGTCTCCTCTAAATCATTTAAATGTTTCATCCAGTCTAACAAATCACGTTTAGACCAAACACCCGATTCTAGTGCATCCTGTACTTTTTGTTCAATTACCTGATTAACAAGTTTCATACGACGCACTCGATTTAAATATCCTTGTGTAACATAGACATTATCAATATACTTTTTAACGTCATCTTTTTCTAATACAGCAGCTACTCTGTCCTGAGTCACTCCATACTCTTCAGAAATCTTATCTAAATCACGACCATCTAAATAATCATTTGCAATTGCTAATAGAACAGGGTCAAGTTTAGGAGTTTCTAAACTTTTATTTAAAGCATCTACATCATGTTTAGGAGCTAATACTTCTTGAGACATTACTTCTTCCTTGGGCCTCCCGGTTTAGGAGAGGCTTTTGAGCCTCCTTTACCTGCCCACAAAACTTTGCGTGCCCAATAATTAGCTGAAAATTTATCATTTTTGGTTAACTGACCACCCTTACCTCTAATGCCCGCACTTCGAGCCATATAAGATGCACGAGCTTTAGAAGAATAATTATGTCCATAACCTTTTTGACCAAATTCTACCACTTTAATTTGATCACCTTTTTTAGCTAAAACTCTCATTTTCTTTTTAGAGGAAGAGGGTGCTCGTTTTGGCTTGTTAAACCCAGGAAAACGCTCTCCTCGATAAACCACACCTCCTTTTGTTCTTTTTGTGTCTTTAGCTGTTGCCATTAAAATTCTCCTTTAATTTTGTTGTATACGTCTGTTGCAAAATGCTTATTGTCCTCTAGATTCATATGGTTTTTAGCGATAACTGAAGTTAAAACTAAATCACCTTTGCTATCTTTTTCATATAAATTTGTCCAGTAATCGCACGATAAATTTTGTCCATTCGTAAATTTGTAGTGCTGTGCATCAGTCCAGTATATGTGCAAGCATGAATGTTTTTCTAAAGCTTTGTCCCATCTTTCATAGTCATGTAAAGTTAAATCTCTTAAATCATAATACTGATCTGATCTCGTAGGATGTGTGTGAAATATTATAGTATAATCACGATTTTCATTATATGTTTGTTGATAGCAATACAGAGTTGTTGGTTCTGCGCCTCCTGATATACCATAAGAATGTATTTCTGCATCTAATTGCAAAGCTAAGTGACTTATCCAAGATTCTTGCCTAACATGTTTTGGCATTCTTGCTAGTTGTGCAAAAGAGTCTCCAAAAACTAAAATTCGGTTAGCTGCGCCCTCATTTACGATAGCGGGTAATTCATACTTAAAGTAAAAGTGCACTAGCGTCTCTTTTTAAATCCAATGGGTTTTGTATATTTAATAGGATAACCCAATTTGCGTGTTTGTTCAATAAATTTTTCCAAACGTTTAGTTGAAAGCTTTCCTCGCACGGCTAGTTTTCTTATACGATGTGCGCCGGGTACGTTCATAGGACGACCCGGCGCTGTCTTTTTATTAAGTCGTGCCACTTAGCTTCCCACACCTTTGCGGTATGCCCGCGTTTTTTTCGCGATTTTACGAGGTTGCTTCACAAATTGACGACCTTTTTTGGTGCCCTTGCGTTTAGCGGCGTTCGTTGCCCTTTTCTCCCCAGGAGAAAGAGCAGCCCAAGCAGCTTTAGGCAGATACCTTCCGCGTTTAGCACGAGGCTTTTTAGATTCACCTTTAGATGAATATCCCCATTTCTGTTTAGTCCAAGCTTTCAAGGACCGTTGGGATTTCTTTAAAGCCATCTACTTCTTCTTCTTTTTAGCCATAATTGCTTTTTGAAGTGCGGGAGGAAGTTTCTTTTGAGCGGCGGTTAGACCGTTTCCATTCTTTTTCGCTCCGTTTTTCTTCATTGTCTTCTTTTTTCCATTTGCTTTTTTATGCATAGCCATTATCGTCTCCTTTTTACGCCCAAGGCGCTTCTTTTGTAGTAACATAAGATTTTAGTTCAATTAGTTGGTTAACTTGCTCCTCTTTACGAGCCTGCGCTTCTTCAAGAGACTCGCCTTCTACATCAGCGTAAGTCTTTAAAATCCATTCAAGAGCTTTTTCTTCTGTAACATCTTCAAATGCAATCCAATTCTCTACGTCAACAGGTTCAAGAGCAGCAGACCCATAAATCCAAGCTTCTGTGTCTTCAGTTGCGCCAGTAAACTTCCAATGAATAGCACGGATAGCATCTTCTAAATCGTTGACATCATCTCCCATAAGCTCGTTGGACACGTCCATTGGACCGATTTCCCAAGTATAAGTAACTTCCATTTTTTTTCTCCTATTTTAAGAGTTTTTGACACTCTTCATTGTGTAAAGAAACCCAGTAATCTGTAAAGTCTTGACACTTTTTATTTGAAGCACATCCTAGAGGTTGTAATAAAGAGTCTCCAGCAGTTTTTATAACATCTTGTAAATAGCACGACTGATCACAGTACTCCCAAAGTCTTTGATTGTTCCAAACTTGATGATTGTTCCACTCGTACATATACTCATCTGTATAATATTCATCCATCATTTCATCAAGACTATTATATCTAGGCCACGCACTATTTAACCAAGCACGTTTATACCAAGATAAAGTTAGTTGAGTCTTTAAATCCGTATAAAGCCAGATTGAAGTCACATCGTTCAGTGCCTGCACACGTTTTAATTGACGACCTCTAGGGTTACAAATAAAAAATAATTTATGATCAATATCACTCTCACTAGTTTCTTGGTTATTAGGCCACTGTTCTGATGCTTTCCACGTTTCCATTGAACTAATGTCCCAATGTTTTGACCAGTCATTATTAGGTAACCAACGATAGGATGTTGCCAGTGATAACAAAGTTAGAGCGTAAAATCCTCCAGAAGCTCCTTCATAATACAAACAGATGTCTTTCATTTTTTCTTTTTTCGTCGTGCAGTTATCTTTTTCTGTTGATTAATGAATGCTCTATATACACCAGCTGCGCTTGGCTTGCCCGCTACGCGGGCACGCTGCTCCATAGCGATAGCAGCTTGTGTCTTATGAGCATGACTTTTGCCACTTCGACGAATGCGAGACACGCTGGCCCGGGCGTCTTTCACGGTGGCAAACTTTAACCGCTTAATTGTGCCCTTGGGATTTTCATCGGTATACAAGTCCGAGTGCTTTTTTGAGTTGGCCCGCTGGCCCTTACGTCTGGGAATTCTTGGCGCCATTAGCTTTTGCCCCTACGTCCTAAATCTTTCTTCTTGCCTTTATATGGCCCCGACTTTCTCGCAATTAAACCTCGTGCAACTAGGCGAGCACGGTTCGTAGAACCGATAGCCTTGCCTGCACGGTGCTTGCGGAGCAAGGCAGCGTAGTTGATACGTGGTTTACGTTTTTTCAACGATATCCGCCTCCGGCACGTTTGTAAGCTGCGGCTAACATTTGAGCCTTACGGGCAGACCACTGCCCTGGCGCTCCCCCTTTGCCGCCAGCTTTGATTCGACTGAAAAGTCTTTTTCGCATCGTTGGCTTCGTATAATTACCTGCCTGATTCACACGACTTTTTGTTTTACGCTTAACCTTTTTTCTAGCTGGCATTGTTATCTCCTTCTTTTTGGGCCAATAGAAGAAACTCTCTTCTTCCAGTCCTTATATTGTTTTTCGTCCTTTGAATTTTTAATTATTATTTTTGGTTGTTTAATTTTTGTCCCAACCCAGATTCCTATTCCATAAGAAAGAATTATAAAGCTAAAAAATAAGAGTCCAATCGCAGTCATTTAGCATGGATTAGCTGTTTTGACTGGTCCAATCTTTCCAGTTTCGGTTTTTGTATTAACCTGTTTAAAATAAAGTTTATCACCTTTTTCTAATTTCCATTCTTTAACAAGGAAAAAAGCGGTTTCTCCACTAGGAGCAGGGTTGGTATGTACTTCATGACATCCTACCCAGTGATAAGCAATCTCTCCTTTTTTATATATAGGAGTACATGCTGTTGCTACTAACGTAGCTGTTAAAATTAATATTGTTTTCATTTTTTATCCCCAATCAGGTGCTTGACACTTTTCGCACCTACATGATTTACATACTTCAATTTCTCTATGAACATCATCCACACGCTTCCATAAGGGGTTACCGCAGTGAGATTCGTGTCCACAATTTTTACAATAGAATACGCCCCATTCATCGGCCATCATTACGCTTTACCTGACATGCCTTTTGGTGCAATCTTTTCACAGACGAGTTGAGCAACAATTGGAGAAATAACACTACCAACAAAGATGCCAACGCCTGCAGGAGTAGCAAGACTAACACTAAGCATTGCAGGATTACAAGTTGCAATCACATTCACAATAACATTTGTCAGCATTTTTTTATCACAGTTACCTTTTACTCCGGGAATCAACCACATGCTTTCTGCAATTAGATGACCGACTGCAGTAGCCATTGCAGCGTTTGCACCTTGTGTTGTAATATAACCAAGATAGGTTGCGCTAACAGCAGTGCTCGTAACGGTTCCTGGATCGGCAGGATCTGGTTTTGGAGTAAAGTACATAACGCAACCAGTGGTGAGTGCAAAATTAAGACCTACATAACAAGCATTAGCATCAGCCCATTCATATGCTTCTGTCGCAGCCCACTCGACTGCTTCGACTCCATGACTTACAGCATTACACGCCTCTTGAGTACCCTGTTTCCACTCCTTACTTGCAACATCAAATCCCTGCTTGGAATATTCTGTTGCCTGTGCTGCGCAGGTATCTGCGGTATGTTTAACTGCTTTTCCTGTATCGTTTACAAGTCCTGTAACGAAATCAGAAGTTTGATTGGCTGCATCAGTAACACCATCGGCTACTGTATTACCAACATCTGTTGCTGTGTCTTCAATCGTCTTACCAATATCAGTCCAAGATTTCTTTTTAAATGGATTCCATCCCATAACTTTTCTCCTTAATTATAGTATACGCTGTTTTGCCCTATACCTCTAATTGTTTTTTTTAAACTGTAGCATCCTGCTGATAACGAAGAAGGCCGTTAACAATAACTACTCCAAAAGGAGTCATTAGGCCCTCATCAGTTTCTGTTGACGTAATTATAACATCAGTAATTTCTCTAGCTTGTGATGTAGCTTCTGACGTTAAATTTTCTAACACAAACTCAATGTCATCTGCCAAGTCTTCTTCTGTTTCTATAGTTGCTTCGTCTTTAATATATGCCCTAATTTCAAAACCAAAAGTTCCAAATCTAACACCTGCGCCAATCTCAAGTCTATCTTCTCCAGCTGCAGTTACGCAAAGAGTAGGAAAATCATTAATCTCATTTAAGAATTTCATGCGGCGAAATACATTGTTAAAGACGTTTGTTTTATAGGTGTACCCATTACGGGCAGGAACTGTCCTTGCATCCTGTTGTCCATTTATTCTTTTTAGTTCTGTCACTAAAAAATCAATTATCTGTGTTCTGCGACTCATATTAGTACACCCTTTTTAATAATTCACTCATGGATATGAGTTCATCTCTTATGATTTGTAGTATTGCGTATTTTATTTTACTTCTTATCTTATTATAATCTGATTTGTGTAGTACCCATTTAAATAATAATTTTTTAGCCTGTTCTGGAGTGCATCTTAAATTATTTTTTTTAAACCATTCAACATAACAGTTATAATCAGGAATACTAAAACCTAAATACTCATTGTATATCATTTCAGTCTCTAAAGGTTTCCAATCAGGGTGTAAAGGGCAACGTAAATCTAAGCACTCTAATCCTTCCTCATCAACAGGAACACCTTGTTCGTTATAACTAACAGGAGGATGGCCTGGCCAAAAGTAATTAGCTATCCCATCATCTTCGAAAAAATCTTTTGCATAAATTAGAGGTCCATATATTATATAACCTTCAGGACTTTTTGCACTCATGAGTATAGTTTTCCTCTCCCTCAAAACTACTAGGCATCTCTAGTTCTATCACATTTACCTCATCAAAAAAAATTTCAGCGTATTTTATAAAGTTTTCTACAGACAAGTCATCTATATTAATTTCATGATGTTCTAATCTTTCCACACTATAGTTTGGATTTTTTTGGCACCATAAAACATAATTAACATAATCTTTTGGTAAAGTAAATTGTTGAGAATCTGATTCTGACGTAATTTTAATTACTCTAATTTTTCCTTTAGCTAAATGGGCTAATAAACTAGGTTCTACTGGTCTATAAAATATTTTATCAGTTTCTTTTGATTTAATATACATATCGTATCTAATATGTTGATCTTGTAATCCTACTATTTTTTTGACACTTAATAGTTGGAATCTGTCATTTTCATAAATCATTTGTAATGGTATCATACCAAGGTTACCTTGTCAAGAATTCTCTTGCAGATTTTTCAAAAATCCCGTCTCGGGGCCGAGCGGAGGTGCCCAAATCGGGCGGTGCAGGTCAAGTCCTGCTAACCGCCCCATGTCAAGGGGTTTTTTTTAATGCACCGTCTCAAACCAGCTTGCAATCACGTCAGGGTTGGCGCGAAAGCTCGTGCCCTTGCTTCGCAACTCGATACGAACTTGGCCGTTGCGAATGCTGTCAAGGAAACGGCTAGGGATGATCTGGCGGCAGACGGTCAGCGCGTCGAATGTTACTTGGTCGCCTTGCTTGGTCGCCTTGACCATCGCGAGGTTCGGCATCTTTTCAACGATGCGAGCGACCAGCGTTGCCTTGTCCCATGCGACCAAGGTCTCGCCATTATGCTCGACAACAAATTGACCGCCGCGCTCGGTCAGGCCGTCGCCTACGCGAACCGTTGACTTGTTGCGCTTGGCTTTGATCTCGGCT